AGGCCGTCCTGGTCCCTTTCCGTTGGGCTTTAGGAATCTTCGGTCGGTCCAGATCTTCCACAGCAGCCTTCCCTCCTCGGTCTCTTGCATCCTCACGAAGAGGTTCTGCTCCCGTCCGGGTCTGGCTTGATGCTTCCACTTGTCCCCCGCTCGCTTGCGGGTGCTCGGAGGCTTTTCCTTGGCCTCTTCCATATTCTTGCTCCTTGTCTCGTAAACGTCCCTGCATTGCTGTATGAATCAGGTCACGGGATAGTTCATAAGGCACACACAGCATGGTGGCAGGGAGCGCCCGAAGCCACTCCTTGCCTAAACCCATGCGTGTTTCTATTGGTAATCTATCGTTGTCCAGCATCTCGCAGAACTTGTGGAAATGCTGGTACAGGTCAAAAGGTTTCAATTAGTCTCCTTACTTGGCCCCAAAGCGGGTCAAGGGTTCAATAAAGTTTGTTAGGTAACTGATCTCCGCAGGGTCGGTCGTCTTACCGAGACGATCTTGTAGGAGTTTGACCTTATCTGCGGGGGCCTTCGTGCCAGCAACCTTGGTGGCAAACTGAGCCAGTTCCTTGCTGGGGGCAGACGAACGAGCGAGGTTTGCGGCCTCACCGGCTGTGCGGACTGCCTCGGCGTAGGAGATAGGGTTGCGTACAGGGCTTGCAGCGGCTCCAGCGGCCTGGGGACTACCCGAGAGTATCCCACGCTCCTGAAGCCCTCTGAGGGCGTTCTGGAGGCCGTAGAAGGCATCCTCGTTAGTCACCGGACGGCTCTTGAGCACTTGGTCCGCTGCCTCACCCACCGCGCCTCCTTGGCGCTTGACCAGACGTAGAGCGTCGATGGCCTCGCGGGAGGGGAGGTTCGTGTTAGCCCGTCCTCCTGGGAGCAGCTCTTGGAACGCGCCACCGAGGGGTCTGCGGGTCTCTTGGAGAACCGATAGTCGGGTCTGCATATCCCTAGCAGCCTTGGTTGCATCCTGAGCCTGTTTGGCTAGGTTTTCCTTGGCTACCCGTGCCTCCATCTGCTGACGGATGAGTTTTGAGAACTCGTCCATCTGGTTCTGGTTGCGGGGAGCGCCGAGTTGATTCGATAGTCCAATGATGTAGGAGGGGTCTTTAGACTGGGCCTCCGAGATCATGGCGTTCGGGTTCTCAACCTTTGGAGCCTTAGCGGTAGCTCTAGCATTCGCCCTTGCTTGGGCCTGCGCCAATTGAGCCGCACGGGCTTGGTTAGCCATCTGCTGAAGCGAGGTAAGGTTGGTCGTAGCGTCGGAAGGACCCAAACGACTCAACACATTTGCTGCGGCCTCAGCCTGCTTATCAGACACCAGTTTAGATGCTACATCTTCACGAGTCTGACGAGATCCGAGAACCCTTTGCCCAACATATCGTACAGGCTGAGGAATCGGAGCCAGATCCAGAGCAGCCCGACCAAGCCGAGCCAGAGGGTTAGTAGCGGCAGGGACAGCGGCAGTGAGAGAACGCGCTCGTTGCGCCTTCTCAATCGCGCTAGCCAGGGCATCGCCTGCTGTCGTTCCCCTGAGTGCATTTAGTGAGTCTTCCCCAATGATTCGACGATCACGAATAGCTGCTGCAATGTCATCGGCTTTGAGACCAGATGCCTCAAGGTCTTTCTTTCCGATTGTTTTGAGAGCGTTCTGAACGTCACCAATATATCTGTTTTCAAGAGCGTTGAGTTGAGTAGCCCCGACAGCAACGCCTCGCTGGTTTGCTCCACCAGCTACTTGGTTGATGTCACGGATGATCTCAGCGTCCATCTTGGCCGCGCCTTCAGAGCCAGCCTTCTTTATGATGGCGTTGCCTTCCTGCTTGACGCTAGACGGGATGACGCTACCAAGAGCACCGCCAAGGACAACGCCTGTGGCCGCGCCCGTTGCCGCGCCAGCAGCTCGGTCTGCAAGATCACCATCAGCCGAGCCAGCGCCATACAGAGCGCCTTGAGTAGCGCCTGTGGCCGCACCAGCGGCTGCTCTACCAAGACGACCTGCTGTGTTAGCAGCGCGGACAACACCGACACCGGGGACTAAAAACGAGGCTCCCATGCCAACGTACTTGCCTGGGCCTGCCTGATCGATTGTCTCACGGGCGGTCTTAAGTTCGTCCTCGTACTTGGTTCCCTTGAGTGCGGACATAGCCTTGGCATACGCCTCGTCAGCGAAGCCGAAAGACAAGGCATCAGCAGCGCCTATGCCTACGTCTTGGAGGAAGGATGTTTTCTTTTCAGGCTTTGCAGGAGTATTTGCTTTAGCAGGAACCGTGATGTCCGGAAGGGTGGCTTTGTTGCTCTCGCCAACAACCGGATCGTCCATCCACCCGCCTTTTGTTTTGGCAGGGGCTGGTTGCTCGACCACGGGGTCATCCATCCACCCGCCTTTAGCAGTTGCTACCATAGGTGCGCCTTGTGAAGATGTGGGGTTTCCTTGAGCCTGAGCGGAGGGGAACAAGGACATAACAGCCTTGTTGACCCATTCCGCAGACCTGCGTGGATGTCCTGCGTACGGACTGCTTGGGAGAGAAGCCCAAGTTCCTCCAAGTTTCTGAATAGCAGCGTTAAAATTACCGCCCTCAACATCATTTAATGCACCGCTTCGCCTAATCAATTCAACGGCGATGCGATCTTGACTCTCTGGAGAAAAGTCGGTGATTCCTAGTTTTGGGGCAACGTCATTGTAGGTGGTTTTTGTAATCTGGTAACGACCCGCCGCTGTGGACGGGCCTTGTTTTGTCACCATACCAACTACGCCGGGGTGTCTCGAAAAATCATCAAAACGACTACCACCAGTAATTACGTTGTAATCTGCACCTTCTGCTTTTGCCAAAAAATCAAGAAATCGTTTGGTATTGTCAGAGAACGCAGGGGCCTGTTGGGCAGTGGCGTTTACTACCGGATCATCTTGCCATGCCATAAACACCTCTATCGTTTAGTTCGTAGTTTTCCGTCAGGACCAATGTATTGAGTGCCGCTTGGAAGGTTTGCCCAATCAGCCTCAGAAGAGACTCTTGTAGGACCGCCTGAAGAAGCCGCAGGTGCGGCAGCAGGGGCTGCATTAGGAGCAACGGGAGTTGTCGCAGGAGCACCAGCGGCGGTCCCACGAGCTACTTCACCCTCGTAGAAGGTCTTGAGTTTGTTGAGGACTTCAATACGCTTCTCAATCCACGGTCTCCAAACCTTCTCACGATCATCCGTGGTCGAAGGAATCGGAGCCTTGAACAGGTTCATCTCTTGGTTAGAGATAGCACCCTTAGTCCGAGCAGTGTTGAGCAAGGTCTCGTCAACAGTAAGGCCCTCAAGGAACTTGTTAGCGGCAACTTGATCACCACCAAAGAAACCAGCAATTGTTGGGAACGCGCCCTGAATTTGAGCACTAGTACCTTGGCCTTTAATAATTTCTTGGGCTTGGTTCCAGCGGCCAATCATGCTTGTTACATCATTGAGCAGAGGACGAGCTTCTTCACCTGCTTTGACTGCTGCCCTATCAGCAGCAACCTCGGCCTGAACTCTACCACCAAGAATAACCTTCTGTAACGCTTGTTGGAACTTGGCAACATCTCTGTCACCAATGTAGTTGGCGATTTGATCGTTGCGGACGATTTCGTAAGTTCCGTCCGGCTTGGTGACCATTGAGAACGCGCCATCAGCCAAAGGAGTGACCTTATTCTTGCGTCCCGCTCTCTCGTTGGCCCACGCATCAGCAAACGAAGCAGCAGCCTTAGCGGGATCGGGAGACCCGGCGATCATCAGGCCACGGCCAGCGTCAATCAGAGCGTCTGCCCAGCCGTAATCACTCTTGCTATCCTGTGCAGACTTAAGAGCGCCTTGGTAAGCCGTCGCTGTTTTGTTGTAGGTGTTAGCAAAAGGATCGGGACCAGGAGCAACCCTAGTTGGATCAATCTGTGCCTGCGCCAAAGCCTGTGCCGTGTCTGGGGCATCATAAGAGGCCTGAGGTTGGCTTTGATTTATCATCGCCTGAACCATAGGGGAGGGGTTGGCAGCAGACGAAGCGTCCATATCAGCAACCATGTCTTGCTGGTTTGCTTGTGTCAAAGCCGGTGGAGGATTAGAGGCGATCAGTGCTGGGTCATTAGACCGTTGCGGCACAGGCTGACGACCTGCTAGAATGTCCATCATCGTCTGCTGGTTGGCGGTTGCTTTTGTTCGTGGATCGACAGGTTGCGGTTGGCCTCCGAACATGGAGTTCAGGATTCCTCTAGAAGTAAGCACATCAAAAATTCCAGGCATGATTACCTCACCTTCGCATAATCAACGTACTTGTAGCCATTAGACGCAACGCCGACAGCCTCGGGAATCAGTTGCTCAACCTCATGCGCCATCACACCAACGAACGGGCCGTGGCCTGCAATGTCTTTGAACTCTGGCTTGTACTCAAACGAGTAAACAGGAAGTCCAGACTCAAGAGCGCCAATGACCTTGATGTTCTGCTTCATGCGAATGTCAGACCACCCAAAGCCTTTAGCCATCGCACCAGCGCCTTGCATCAGGCCACCAATCTGGGATACGATAGAAGGCTGCTGAGTAACTCCAGCAACGCTACGGAATCCTTGACCAGCCTGTGAAGCACCAAAGAGGGGACCAAGCGTCGCCAAGCGATTAGCAAGCGACTCGTCAAAGACGGCTTTGTTGGCATCGAGTTCGGCTTGGTTCTGATTTTGGAATAGACCACCAGCCATCTGACCTTGACCAAAGCCAACATTTGCCATGTTCTGAGTGCCTGCCAGAGCATCCATGCCGAACTGACCGGCTCTCATCAGGTCCTGATTGGAAGCCATCATGTTCTGGAGGTTCTGGTTGAACTGGTTCTGCGCCATGCCTAGGCCCTGACCAAAGAATTTCCCACGGATGTCCGAAGACAGATCCGCAAGACGGTCAGCAGCGCCTCGCTGGGCAATTGCAGACTCAACACCCGCACGGGTGGAGTTTAGATTACCACCGCCAACAGCAGCACGGTCGATACCAGGAAGCTGGTTTTCAAAGAGATTCCGAGTAACGTCCCGAGAAGCAGCATCGATCATTCCTTGCGTGTAAGGGTTGTCAGCAAACTGACCTGCTTGGTCGATGATCTGCTGTGTCGGGTCCATAGACGCACGACTAAAGATGTCCTGTGCGTTGGAACCAAAGCCCATCCCGGCTCCAATGTTAGAGAACCCGAGATTGGACGCAGCGTTCGTAGCGTTGGGGGTAAAACCTTGTGCAAAATCACCAAGAGTGTTGGCGCTTCCCGTCTGAAACGGGTTTAGACCGGCAACACGTTGTCCGGTATAGGCAGGGTTTGCGTTATATCGGTTGAAGAGGTCAATAGAACCTGTAACGCCGGTTTGAAGAGCAGGCAGGACTGTTTGAAAAGCCTGCTTTGATACAGGGTCTGATACAGCCGTGCTTTTACTTTGAAATAAACTACCCATCAGTATTCCTCCAAATCCAAATTTGTTTTAAGTTCGGTAGGCACTGATGCGGCCTGAATCCAAACAATCGTAAAAACTTTTCGTGTTTGCGGTCTGAGAAATCGTGCAGGGCATAGATTGGACCGCCGTGCAACCACCGAAGGAGACCCCAGGTCTCAACCATCTCGGCTCTTACACTAGCGTTGTATTTCGTCACTTCGCAGTGAATGAAGGTCCCCTTAACGTGCTCCTCAAACCATACGGTGAAGTGCTCACGTTTGATAACAGGGACCTTTAGGTAATGCTCGTGAACCACCTCAGGGATCATCATGGCAACTCAGACACATACGCCAAAGTTGCAATCACCGAGGGGGTCTCGGGTCTTGTTGGGTTCGTCTGGGCCGCAATATGCTGAATGCTTACGCCAGTATTCGACACCTTCCACATGATCTCAACGTAGTCTTCAGCGCTCAGTTCAACAAAGAAGTTTAGCGCAGTAATCAACGCTCCATCGACCGATCCGTGACGGTTGTGAATTGTGAACTCGCTATTGGACCTAACAATGTTAGTCCCGTTCTTTCGGAACCAGATGCTGATGTCCTGCTCGGCTGAATCTGTGTTGACAAACTGTGCGCTGAACTGAAGGTTGTAGACCCCAGGGTGATCAACGGTAATCCGTGAGTTGTTGGTCACGGAAACCCCGTTAGCCACCTCTGTGGTGTTCAGGGTCATTGCATAGGCAGTCGTTGTGTTGGCTGCGGTTTGATCCTGAGTGCTACAGAAGGAGCCAAAGGGGGTCCTGAGATATGGCCCAGTGCCTCGCATGACATTGTAGGCCCCCTGGAGGGTCACCTCTAGCTTCCTAAGTTCTTCCTGAAGGTACTTGATCTGAGACTCAGGCAACCCTGGGTGTGGCGAGCGTGTGTATTGCTCTAACTTTGTAATAGTAGTCATGCTTACCTCTTAGAGGTGCTCACGACCTCCGCATCAAATCCAGAGAATCTAAAGTCCTCAATCTCGTTCATGGAAAGCCGGTAGGCCAAATACTTACCTGAGGCCCTGGTATCAACCTTGTCTGTGGTGTCTGGGCTGAAGGTGTAGTCCGTGTACCAAACAATAGACTCAGCCGGTTTGTCAGCCGCGCCAATCTTCATGTTCAGATTGCCAGCAGAGGCGTGAAACTCGGCCTGTGGGATGATGGCAAGAACGGTTTTGTAGGCCCGAAGGGGCAACTGAGCCTCATCCAAGTCAATGCCGATGCGCTCAACGAAGGCTTCCTTGAGGGTCTCGGTGTTGGGCGGGATCGACAGCTTACCGCTAGTCGGCAGGTCAGCAGCGTAAGTGCGGCTTTCCGTGATTCCGTTAGCCACATCCGTGTTTCCAACCATGGCTGGAACCTTCGCCGTATCCGCAGAGAACGAGGAGTAGGACGTATTGTACTGCTGGTAACTGTTCGAGGTGTTGGGGTATGTCTTGGCCGACAAGTCGTAGGTAATCTCAGAGCCGCCAACGATGTTGGGCAGATCCATAAATGTCCAGGTGTCGTTCTTGTAGTTGTAGACAGCCGCACAGTTGCAGAACTCGGTGTTGTAGAACCCTAGGTTGCTCTGGTTTGACTTGTAGCAGAAATAGATGATGCTTCGAGCCGAGTCGTGGAGGACAAAACATCTCTTGAAGTTGTCCCTTAGGATATTGTCAAAGATCCTCTTACGGACACGACCGTCTGCGATGCTCTTTCGGCTAATACCGTCATGGATATAAATATCATCGCTGCCAAATACATAGTGCTTGCCTTCCACCTCTGTGACACAATTCGTGTTGATAATACCGCCTGTGGCGAACAGACGACGGAAATTGAACACCAGCGAGGAGCCTGTGTACTCCATGAGATACACTTGGTTCTCACTGTAAATGATAAACTGGGACCCGAGGGCCAGTCCGTCTAGGATCGGGTTTCGGAGTTCCCCAAGGATGTTCTCACCAGCCGTGTTGGCTGGATCTGTTGGGTCCCAGGCAATGTTAGCCACCGTGGTTCCGACCTGAATCGGGTTAGACCACTTGACCATCGTTGGGTACTCGTTAGCACCCTTGTTGACGTTCATTGCAATCAGGAAGTCGAGGTAGCCTCGAACCACAGCGCAGGTGTCTGTAGCAGCCCAATCGCCGCTGAAGTACTGATAGTTCCCGTCCACATCGACCTTACGGCCATAGGGGGCCATCCCGGCCCGTGACAGGACGCTAATGCCAGCCACCTGGGTATGCGCCCAGGGTTCCTCATTGGTGACCAGGGTCCCACCGGGGGTGGCAAAGGCTAGTTCTCCGTTGGGGTAGGTCCTGACAATCCCGGTGCGGTCAGCGATCAGCGCCACTTCACCGTCAGTGGGATCTGAGAAGGAGGCCACAAACCGAATGTCTGTGACAGGCTCTCCTAGAGCATTCTCAAAGGTGTTGGTGTTGGATTCAAACGTACCAGTGATAGACGTAAACGTGCTCTCCGAGAACGGGGCAGGGAAGAGTTGCTTGAAGACCGGCGCTCTGCTCACCCTGCCATCATCGAAAAGGACATTACGGGCATCGCTGAATGCGTTGTTGGGGAGGTCATAAGGGTTGACATCGGTAACCACCCCGACCCCGCCCAGATTTCTAACAGGGAGATTAGCCATATATCCTCGATTAAAACTGTCGCTTGTAAATTAGTTGTAGAGCCTTCATCACAGGGTTGTAATTTGCAGAGAGGTTCTGCCCCTGTCCGAGGTTTGCCCCAACACCGACATTGGCGATGTTACGGTTTACCGTGTCATAGGCTATGTTGGCGTTGTAGTTTGGGTTCGACCAGTTCAGGTCTACGTTGTTCAAGGCTCCGGTCTTATTCTTTAGATCAAGATTATAACCGACTCCTGCGCCGATCCTATTGGTGTCTCCAACATTCATCTGACCGCCTACGCGACCCATGAGAGCGCTTTGGTCTCCCATGTTGTTATACATCATGGCGATCTGAAGCGGAGAGTAGCCCTGTTGAAAAAGACGGTTATATACTAGGTCCAGAGGGACGATACCCTCTGGGAGATTCTTCAGATCGTCCATGGTAGTTTACTCGTAGAAGATGTTCAGACTTCCGTTATCAAACGCACCGCCGTCTGATGTAAGCACACGAAGACGATCTAGCGTTGCTGAAAGGGTTTTTGTACCGCCGCCAATTATGCCTGCATAACTCGCGTTGTAGGTTCCACCAGCAACCGTAGCGACCCAAGTGTTCCCACTGGTGTTGTGTAGACTGACTGTCCCAGTCATGGCAAAAGCGGCGTTGGAAAGACGTACTAAAAAGCCGTTGGCTGCGGTAGCACCGCTAAAGGAGTTCGTACAGGACGAAACATAATCAGTTGTCTCAAGACCGCCTGAGTCTCCAATTTGGACTAAGACATCCCCATTGGTGGCTAGAGTAACGTAGTTGAAAACTACAGTAATATGCTTAACCCAAGAGGGGATGTCCGTGAAGTCCTTGGAGGTCCCTGAGGTGGTCACTTGGGCTGTAGCCGCAGTCAACTTTTGAGACAACTTCGCGGGGGTGACAGCCGCATCAGCGATCTTCGCTGTGGTGACGCCAGCATCAGCCAGCTGAGTGGTCCCTACGCCGCCTGAGGCAATCGAGAGGGTCCGGTTAGCTGACAGATCGCCACCGCCAGACAGGCCCGTGCCTGCTGTGATGGTTCGGGTGGAGTCTACCTTGCCAGCATCTGCCGTATCGACATAGAGCTTGGTGGCAGCATGGAGGTTGCTTGAGGGTGCGCCAGAGAGGGTCAAGGCCCCCGTCATGGTGTCGCCTGTCTTATCCAGCGTGTTGTTCAACTGGGTGTGCGTCTTGGTGACAGCACCAGTGATGTTTGGGAATGTGGCTTTGACCGTTGACTTAATGAGCCGTAGGTGATCATCAGCCTGAGCTACTGAGTCAGTGCTCTGGGGGTTGGACGCATTTAAGTCCGAAATAAAACTTCCTGTTTCAAGAGCCATATATCTCCCTTATGGCTGCGAAGGCCATACAATATCAAATGGGAAACCAGGCTGCTGAGGAACATCTAAAAGAGCCTGCCGATAATTGATCCACGATTGCTTTTGTTCTTCGGTAAACGAGGCCCAACGGATCGGGTTAGACACCACAGCATCCAGGCTCTCCAGCTTGTCGTCACGGACCGTGCGAATCTTAGCGGCCTCTCGCTCCACCGGATAGGCTGCAACAGGGCCAAACTCACCCGCAGAGGCTCTAGAGAAGAGGCTCCTGCCATACTCCACAGAGTCACTAACGTCCGCTGTGAAGGGGACCTCACCGATCTGCTCAAAAGTCACCACTAAATCAATCTGTGTCTTTTCTGCGTTAGCCCACTGGGGGTTCTTTGCTTCAATAACTTTCATCTAAATTCCTTAGGAGATACGCAAGAAGACCGCACCGTAGTCGCCATAGCCCATAAGCCGCCATGTGCCTGATGGGGAAGAACCCTTTCTGTCTGAGTTCTCGGCCACCGAGTAATACTGGAGGCTTGATCCAGAAATTGTGGTCCCTGGGGCTGTAGTTCCGGTAAACCCGGTAGAGGGCCGAAAGAAACCATAGGTCCCTACAGCACCTGCTGAGGCTCCTGCTGTGGCGTCAAGGACAACCGAACTCGACACAGAACTCGCTGAGGCAGCACTGCCGCTAATTGAGATACCCCAGGTCCCTGAAGCACCTACGCCGGCGTTTGATGGGACATCGAGGCTAGTCCGAGCGGCGGCCGCAGTGGTGGCCCCTGTGCCGCCATTAGCGATAGCAAGGGTTCCCGCAAGGGTGATAGCACCAGTCGTGCCGGTCGATGGGGTCAGGCCAGTAGTACCTGCGCTGAACGAGGAGACACCCGTGGTCGCCGCAGAGATAGAACTATCGACATAGGCCTTGGTGGCAGCATGAAGGTTGCTGCTAGGAGCACCTGAGAGTGTCAGAGGACCCGTCATGGTCCCACCAGCCTTCTCAAGCAGATCATTGATCTGGGCCTGGGTCTTAGTCACAGGTCCCGTGATGTTCGGGAAGGTGGCCTTAATAGTGGACTTGATGAGCCTCATGTGGTCATCAGCCGAAGATATGGCATCTGAAGCCGCTGGGTTACTGGCATTCAGGCCGTCAATATAGGTTGCAGTTTCGAGAGCCATATAGATCCTTGGAAATTACTTACGTTTCTTAGTTTTGCCTGCCTCGCTCATGGCGATGGCTACGGCCTGCTTGCGGGAGGTGACTTGGGGGCCAGCCTTGGAGCCGCTGTGGAGTTTGCCAGCGCTGTACTCGCGCATGACCTTGGAAATCTTTTTGTCTGCTTTGGTTTTCATGGGGGAATCTTTGGGGGAGGAATAGGGGACCCAAGGGGGTCTAAAAGTTCGGGAGGAGACTCCCTCGTAAAAGGTCTAACAACAACAACAACGACGACAACTTTAGCCGGATTTTGAAATTGATCGGATTCAGGGCCGATGGGGGAATCTTTCAGGGGCGCGGATGGTACCTAAAAACGCCCCGATCATGGCAGGGCCACGCTAACCCCTTGATTTTCCTAGAGTTTAATCTGATGTAATAACGGATATTCGGGGAAAGGGCTTTTCGACATTCGGCCTGAGGGTCATTCGACATTCGGAAATGCGAACGATTCTCATTAAGGTTTCGGGAAAGTAGATCGAGATGGGGACGGGGCTTTTTAATGAGAACACGGTCCTCGATCAATAACCCTTGTTTGTATAGGTGTTTGTAATCTGGTCATCGTTCTCCCCTGCGTTTCCGTTATATTCGGAGATGCACAATACCGTGCGTCATATCTTAGGGGATATACATGACAACATTGATTGATTATTGGCAGAGGATTAAGGGGGAATATCCCTCTGATCGGACTCAGCGTTTTTCCTCGGTTCGTTTGTTTCTCAGTAATCGCAATCGAGGCCACTCTTGGCGATTCAGCTCCCTCGGCCTCGCTCGCTCGGAGATCGTTTCGGCTCGGACGCAGTTCAAAACCTTTGGGGATCATCTGAGGGAGTTCATCAGAGATGGAGAACCCGGACAGGCCTTAGACCTCATCAATGCGCGGGGGAATCGCCGGATTAGAGATCATCGGAGCGATTGGATCGACATTCTCGATATACATTTCGCGGAGCATTTTGAGAAATGTAACGATTGTGGGGCCATTGAGTTCGCGGGTGATGTCTCTTGGGCCTATGACGATTATCCGATCTGCGAATCGTGTCGTGATCGAAATTATGTCTGGTCAGATCATCGAGACACTTTCGTCTCATACGATGACGCAGATGATGAAGAGGAAGAGGATTCGATCATCGGTGAATATCATTCGACTGAGATCGGACACATTCCGTCTGAGTACGATAAGAGAAAACAGCGGGTCTTACTCGGCCTCGAATTAGAGTTCGAGTGCTCTGGTGATCGAGAGGATCGGGCCTCAGAACTATTGAACGCGATTCAGTATTCCGAGGGCCGTCCTTATTGTGGAGTGGAGAACGATGGCTCGCTCGAAAACGGGTTCGAGATGGTCACGGGGTACACCGGCCTCGATGTTCACGCGAAACAATTAGAGTTCTTTAAAAAGGCGTGGCGCGGGGTGAAATCGCACGACACTCGGACTTGCGGACTTCATGTTCATGTTTGCAAAAACGGGGTCACTATGCTCCATGCCGCGAAGATGATTTTCTTCATCAATGAGAGTTCGAATCAGAAATTGATTCGCGCAATCGCTCGCAGGGATTCGAATGGATATTCGCAGATCAAAAATAAAAAGGCCTCTTATGAGTGGCTCAAACACGCGAAACAGCATCGAGACCCGCTCGCTCATCTGAATGATGATCGATATGAGGCCCTCAATTTCAAAAATCAGAGGACCATCGAGTTCCGATTGTTCAAGGGGACTTTGAAATACCAGACGATTATGGCGTGTCTGGAGTTCACATTCGCGACTTGGCATTTCACCCGCGACACGGGAATGTCCGATCTTACGATTGAGAACTTCATCAAGTTCATCTGCGAGCCGGAGAATAAGAGAGACACTCCGAATCTGCGCCACTATCTGATCGAAAAGGGTTTCTCTCTCCCGAAAAACGCAGTCGCCAAGGTCCACCCGAAATTGATGGGCCAGACCTCTCCCGACTTAGTTCTCGCTGACATTTAATTATCGAAAGGACTTTTCACTCATGTGTTTACTTGTAACCCAGTCGCAGTTCTCTCCGCCTCTCTCGAATGAGTGGCTCTCCGATTTTTATTCGTTCAATCAAGATGGTGTCGGTGTCATGTATTCAGAGAATGGAACCCTCATCATCGAAAAGGCCCTGCCCTCAAATGCTGATGCGTTCATATCTTTTTATCGGACGCACATTCAGGGCCGGGACTGCGCGTTCCATCTCAGAATGAGAACGCACGGCAACACCGATCTAGAGAATTGTCACCCGTATGAGGTCCTCAATCGAAAAGATCACGGCCTCGATCTCTGGCTCATGCATAACGGGATTCTGAGCACCGGGAACGCGAGAGACATCTCGAAGAGCGACACTTGGCACTACATTCGGGACTATCTCCGGCCCATGCTGATCGAAAACCCCGACTTTTTCGCTCACCCCTCATTCGCTGACATCATCGGAAAGCATATCGGGACCTCGAACAAGTTCGTTCTCTTGGACCAGACGGGCCGAATGGTAACGATCAATCAAGATGAGGGAGTTTACTGGGCCGGACTATGGCTCTCGAATGAGTACGCATGGAGCGCGAGCTATTCAGCGAGCGATAAGCCCTTTGATGACCCTGCTAAGGCCTTAGCTCAGGCGAATGAGGCCCCGGTGAAATACACTCAGGCCTCGCATTATGGTCACTCATCGTTTCTGAACTATGACCCTCGATTCGATGCTGAGGGAGAGGCGTGGATCGATGAGGTGAGCGATCATCTCGATGACCTAGAGGCCAATGGGTTCAAAAAGGCCGGGAGTGTCGATTTTCAGATGGCCCTTGAGTTCGCGGAGCGATTCGGCCTCGATGCGTTCACCGATCTCTACTATATGACCATCGGAGCGGAGATCACCGAGGATCGTTTCGTTCACTACATTGAGAATCCAGATTCGGCCCTCAAAGCCCTCTCATGGCTCTCTGATTGTGAGTTCGCGAACAAGGCCCAGAGCACCGACAGGGGGTTTTATGATTACTACTAAGTTCAAGAGAGAGTTCGAGCGCGGGGGTCTGGTGTTCTGGATCGTCTGCACTCTGGGGACGATAGGGTTTTATGGGGTCCTCTGGGTGATGATGGCCTTGGGGGTGATGCTGACATGATCCCCTCATTCGCTTATCGCCTTGATGACCCGATCTGGCCCCCGGCCTTGTATGAGGTGAGGGGGGACGATCCCGAAACGGGCCTCATCATCATCAGCCCCGCAGGGAACCCGCATCGAGTGGTGTTTGTATATCGGGACGATCTCTGGATTCTCTGCTAACCCTCTGAGCATCACCGAAAGGACCCCGCGAGGGGTTTTTTCGGGGGTGTTCGCGAAGTAAGCACTCACATTTTCGCTCTTTAACAATTCGGAACGATTTTCAGCCCCTTGGACGGGTTATCCACAAGGGGGGTAAGGGTGTCATATACCCTATCCCCTAAGATCGGCTCAGAGAGCGTTTTATGCCCTTGCAAGGGGCTTTTCTCTGTACTACCTTATCCCCTGAGTGTGATCCCCCGTCTGAGGGGCTTTTTCAGCCCTTGGGGTGAAGTAAGGGCTTACTCACCTCAGCGAAGTAAGTAAGCACTCACACCCCATATATGCTGACGCACCGCACCAAGGCGGGGGCGAGGGGAAGACCCCTTTTTTGCTAGGGCAAAATTTGCCTGGAAATCGTTTTAATCAGGAAAATTTGAAAATGCCCAGGCATTACGAAAAAGTCGGAGATTTTCGACAATTGCCGACAAAATCGTAAGAGGCCTGGACCAAGGTACTACCTTAGGAGAAACTCAAAATATCTGGGAGATGTACCTCACT